AAGGCAAGGGCCGCACAGTAATGGCTGTGTTATCAGCGTGGAGCGCATCGGTAACGGTGCGCTCTGCGGTGGCAACACCAGTGGCTAGGCGCGGCCCGGCATGGCGTGGCTGGGCGGGGCGAGGCATGGCGAGTCAGGGCGAGGCAAGGGCCGCTCCGGCTGGGTTTTTCTGGTCGGGCGGCATTACAAAACACGACAACGAATAAGGATAAATCACATGGATCTGATCAGACTAAAAATCACAGGTAGTAGCCCGATGATCATGCATTCAGACCGATACGCTAACCCGATGGACCCGATGACGAAGGAGCATAAAATGCTGACAACAAAGAAAAAAAAGACAGACGATGATCAGTTCATGATCGCGCTGTCAGAGTTGCGCGGGTCTATGTACTGGAATTCGCGCGTTGGTCCGTATCTGCCTGGCGCTAACATCCGCAGCGCCATCGTCAACGGCGGAAAACTAAACAAGCTTGGCCAACAGATAAAGCGATCGACCATGATGGCCGATCCCGAGGTGCCTTTGATTTACGACGGGTCGCGCGACCGTGAGATTCTGATTCACGACCCGCAGTTTCAGGACTGCAGGAGCGTGGTCGTATCTGGACGTCGAATCATGCGCTACCGACCTATCTTCCGTGAGTGGGCCGCCGAGTTCGCTATTTACTACGAGCCCAGCGCGATCGACTCGAAAGACATCGAAATGGCGGCCGCCAATGCCGGATTGCTAGTCGGCATTGGCGATTTCCGGCCGGAGCGCGGCGGCATGTTCGGCCGGTTTTCAGTTGAGGTGATGAAATGATTGGAGATGACGGCAACGACGGACCGATGGATGGCGATTGCGATCAGCTACTGCTGCTAGACCCTCCGTGGCGGCAAACTTGCGCGGATATTGTGTCTGGTTTCCAAATCGGCGACATCGTGCCGCACGCATGGCTGCACGAGTCGCTTGGTATTGAGTTTCCATCTGCAGGAACCCGCAAGCAATTTGAAAAACTGCAGTTTGACCTGCTCAGTGCGGTAGAAAAAATCCGCGAGGAAATGCTCAAACGACACTTCATCTACCTGAAGAACATCATCCGCGTTGGCTACCAACTTAGCCCGCCGTGGCAACAAACGGATGACGCCATGAGCGATTATAAGCGCGGACTGCAGAGGCTTCTATCGTCTACCTCGGCGCGACTTAGGTACGTCAGGCGCGACTGTCTCACGGACGAACAGGCTCGAGATAATACCGATGCGGCCGCAACGCTTGCGTCGATTGCGGCATTCAATCGCCGTCAAATCGCCGAGATGAAAAAGCTCGCGACGAGGGACGACTAAATGAAAATCATCGGACTAACCGGCCCGGCCGGCAGCGGGAAAAGCACCGTGGCGGCGATCCTGCGCCAGAACCACGGCTTTACCGAGGAATCCTTCGCCCAGCCAATCCGCGATTTCATCCACGGGCTGATCGCGCCCGAGACACCCTGCAGCGAGATGATGCGCGAGCAAAAAGAGTCGCCGCATCCGCTGCTGTACGGAAAATCGCCGCGCTATGCGATGCAGACGCTCGGCACTGAATGGGGACGCAATCTGATCCATCCGGACTTCTGGATCACGCTGCTGGAGCGCGACCTGCGCGACTGCGCCGATATCCTGCCGCGCGTCGTGATCAGCGACGTGAGATTCCACAACGAGGCATCGTGGATACGCGAGCGCGGCGAACTGTGGCACCTGACACGCCCCGGGCTGCCAGTAAATTCACACGCCAGCGAGTCCGGCATTGCGATCACCGATCGCGACATCGTGTTGGACAATGACTGCGGCCTTGATTATCTCGAGCGTCAAATCGATCTGCTCGTCGGAGGTCTTGCGTCGTGATATTAGATTCATAGCCACAAAACGCGAGAAAACCATTCGACTAGAGCGAACCAAAAAGGAAGAGAAAACCAGACCACTTGAGTGATCTATCGAAAATGAGATAACCATCGGGCGCGAGTCGCACCGAAAACATCCGGTCACGGAAAACACACTTTATATCACCAGGAGTTAAAGCACATGAGCACTATCAAACGCGATGCCAACGGCGTCATGGATTTCCTTTTTGACAAGCTGGAAGAAGTTGACCAGCGCACCGATGTAGAGTTCGAAAAGAAGATCAAACTCTTTGACATGATGCTGAAAAACGTCTGGGCAGCCGGCCGACTCAACATGCAATACAAGGCGCTGATGATGCGAGCCCCGGACATCGCACAGAACAAAGCGATGGTCCTGCAGCTCGGCGAAGGCATCGCCGAACAGTCGCCGGCTGCAACTGCCTAGTTCCGAGATTAGCCAGGGCCTGCGAGAAAACCACCTCCCCCGAGCGAGCCAAGATTCGTGAGAAAACCAGGCACCGGGAGCGAGCCAAGCGAGACGAGAAAACCAAGATTGGCGAGCGAGCCACGATGCGCGAGAAAACCAGGAGGCACGAGCGAGCCAAACCCGGAGAGAAAACCATCGACCAGGAGCGAGCCACCGGGAGCGAGAAAACCAAGATCATTGAGCGAGCCAAGATGATTGAGAAAACCACTACCGAAGATCGCACCAACACCAACGGAGAAACCCAATGAAAACCAAAACGACCGAACACCCATCACTGCAGCCCATTATCAAACTGAACCGCGACCTAATGACCGCGCTGGCGCGCGAGATGCCGGGCGGCGTAACGACCAATGAAGCGCGGTTTTTGGTCGACCAGTACTACACCATCCAAAAGGCCCGCATCGGTAACAGTAATCGATGCAAGGGTTTGGATCGCGACGGCAAGAAAGAGGGCAACGATCCAGAGCCGCATGAAGCGCTTGACCGCTTCGCCGCCGACTTTGCGATTCACGAGGACAACATCAAGAAGATACTTGGCTGGTGGGTCGAATCACACCCAATGTCGTGGTTTTTCGACAATACGCTTGGCGTTGGCCCTGTACTGGCCGCTGGGCTGCTGGCCCATATCGACATCGCGCGGTGCCAGACCGAGGGCCAGGTCTGGGCCTTTGCCGGACTCGACCCAACCAAGACATGGGGCAAAGGCGAAAAACGCCCGCACAACGCGGCGCTCAAGACGATCTGCTGGAAGATCGGTGACTCGTTCGTGAAACTCTCGGGCAGGTCCGACTCGTTCTACTCCCGCGTATATCTGGATCGTAAAGCCTACGAATGGAACAAGAACATGTCAGGCGAACTATCGGAACAGGCGAACGCCAGCATGGAACGCAAAAAATACGGAAAAGCCACCGATCAATATGCGTGGTACACCGGAGCATGCGACCCCGAGAAAGCCCGGGCGCACCTAGAACAAGACAAGTCACCAACTGCATCCTCATGCAAGGGCGAAAACGGCATCCCGATGCTGAGCCCGGCGCATATCGACAATCGCGCGCGGCGCTATGCGGTAAAGCTGTTCTTGTCGCACTTGTTCGAATGCTGGCGCATCGAGCTTTGTCTGCCGTACCAGCGCCCCTATGTCATCGAACACGGCGGACACGCGCACTACATTGCACCGCCACAACTCGCACGACGGAAGCGGAAGGTGGCGGCATGATCGCCAAACCCTCACGCGAGACGCTGGTTTACGTTGCCGGACCATACCGCGACGGGCGCGGCGCGCACTGGATCGGCGAAAACATCCACCGCGCCCGCCGTGTCGCGGCCGATATGTGGGCTCGCGGCTATGCCGTGATCTGCCCGCACCTCAACACATCATTGATGGACGGACTCTGCGATGAGTCCGCATTCCTCGACGGCACCCTCGAAATGCTGCGTCGGTGCGATCTGGTCGTCTTGACCTACGACTGGCACAACAGCCGCGGCGCGATCATGGAAGTCAGCGCGGCGCTTATGCTCGGGATACCGGTCTATCAGTGGCCACGTCTCGACCAGGTCACCGAGGCACATTTCAACGCGGGACCAGCACAGTGAATTACGAAGAGTTCCTCCAGCGCAAACGCATTGCCGCGCCAGCGAGTGGCTTGTCGGGACGGCTTCCGGACCTGCACCCGGAACTGTTTGGCTATCAGAGCGAGTGTGCGGAGTTCGGCTTGCGCGCTGGCAACTGGGCGGCGTTCCTCGACACCGGACTCGGCAAGTCATTCATTCAGCTCGAATGGCTGCGCGTGCTGTCCGAGTCCGCTAACAAGCCGGTACTGATGTTCGCACCGCTGGCCGTCGGGCCACAGCACGTCCGCGAGGCGCGGCGCTTCGGCATCGAGGCGCGCACGGTGCGCGATCAGTCCGGCGTCGGGCCCGGCATCAATATCGCGAACTACGAACGGCTGCACCTGTTCGAGCCGGCCCAGTTCGCCGCGCTGGCCTGCGACGAGTCCAGCATCATCAAGTCGTTCACCGGGTCGACCGCCCGCAAGCTGATGGAGTTCGGACGCCATATCCCCTATCGCATGGCGGCCACTGCTACGCCGGCGCCGAATGACCACATGGAGCTCGGCCAGCACTGCCAGTTCCTCGGCGTCATGGACTCAAGCGAAATGCTCGCGCGCTGGTTTATTGCCGATCAGTCCGAGATGGCGCGGTACCGACTCAAGGGCTACGCCGTCAAGCCGTTTTGGTCCTGGGTATCGTCCTGGGCTCGGTGCCTTGGCCGTCCGTCCGACCTCGGCTACACCGATGACGGCTTTGACTTGCCAGAACTTAAGACGGAACTGCACATCGTCGACACCGACCACAGCATCAGCGCCGAAGAGGGCCAGCTATTCCGGATCGTCGACACCTCAGCCACGTCGATTCACAAGGAAAAACGACTGACCTCGGGCGATCGTGCCGATCGTGTGGCAGAAATCGTCGGGCGTGAACCGGACGAGCGCTGGGTTATTTGGTGCGAAACCGATTACGACGCCGATGCCGTGACTGCGCGCATTCCGCACGCCATTGAAGTCCGCGGATCGATGCCGGCCGACGAGAAGGAAGCGAAGCTAGTCGCGTTCAGCGAGGGCACCGAGCGCGTGCTCGTCACCAAGCCCCGCATTGCGGGCTTTGGACTCAATTGGCAACACTGCGCCCGCACCGTGTTTGCTGGCGTCTCGTTCAGCTACGAGTCCTACTACCAGGCCGTGCGCCGCTTCTGGCGATTTGGGCAACAGCGCCCAGTGCATGCGCACGTCGTGCTTGCCGAAACCGAGCGGCAGATATGGCAGATCATCAGCCGCAAGGCACGCGAGCATCAGTCGATGAAAGCTGAGATGGTTGACGCCATGCGCCGCGAATCAATCACCCACACCGTCCGGGCTGACTACTGCCCGACGGTACCAACCCAACTGCCTCGGTGGCTCAATGGATAATCTCGTGCTAGACCAGGCCGCAGGTGATGCGTGGTCGCTGTACAACGGCGATTGCGTCACCTTCGCCCAGCAACTGCCAGACAACAGCGTCGACTTCTCGGTCTACTCGCCTCCCTTTAGTTCGTTGTACGTCTACAGCGAATCCGTAGCCGACATGGGCAACGTCGACAGCGACGAGGAGTTCATCGAACAGTACCGCTACCTGGTGCGGGAGAAGTTCCGTATTCTCCGGCCAGGCCGACTGACTGCGATCCACGTCAAGGATCTGGTGTTTTACCAGAACGCCAGCGAAGACGGATCAAGCGGACTGCGGCCCTTCTCCGACCTTTGCACCCAGCTGCACATGGAAGAGGGATTCAATTTCCACTGCCGCATCACCATCTTCCGCGATCCGGTACTGGAGCGCAGCAAAACGAACGCGCACGGCCTGTTGTGGAAAACATTTCAAGGCGACGCATCGTTCTGCCGGGTCGGTATGCCGGAGTACCTCTTGATATTTCGCAAATGGGCAAAGCCAGGGCAGGAAGGATTGACCAGGCCAGTGCCGCACCCGAAAAGCACGGTTCCTTTGCGGGAGTGGCAAGAGCTTGCATCGCCAATCTGGCCAGCCTTCGAGGTATCGGCACACGTCTGGAACTTTGCGCCGGAACAGTCCGGGCGCGGTGACCACGATCTGCCGGCGACCGATGTCCTAAATGTGAAATGCGCGCGTGACGAACGCGCCGAAAAGCACCTCTGCCCGATGCCGCTCAACATCACCCGCCGCGCACTCGAGCTGTACAGCGCACCCGACGACGTCGTGTTCTCGCCGTTCGCCGGTGTCGGGTCAGAGGGCGTCGCCTCCGTCACCTACGGCCGCAAATTTATCGGCACCGAACTCAACCCGGCCTACTACCGGCAAGCCGTGCGCAATCTGCGCGAGACTGAAACAGCGCCACGCAACTACGACCTATTCCAGGAATTGCACACATGATAAAGATGACCTCAACCCGCGAGGCGCTGCTGCGGCCGCTAAAGACGACCGCTCCGCTGACATCAGGCAAGCAGATACTGCCGATCCTGTCGCACGTGATGATCTCCGCAGCGGCGGATGGCGTCACGATGACGGCGACCGATACCGAGGCACAGATCACGTCCGTGCCGGACCCGAACGGGTACACAGTAGAAACGCCCGGTGTTGTATGCGCTCCAGCGCGCAAATTATTCGACATCATCCGACTCATGCCGGATGCCGCCGAGGTATCTATCGAGGTGATCGATGCTCGGCTGAACGTCACGGCCGGTCGCTCGAAGTTTCGGCTGCTGACACTGCCTGCGGATAGCTTCCCGGCCTTTGATCCTGGCGATGTCACAACGACCATCACGCTGCCGCGCGCCAGGCTGCAGCGCGCTCTGGACGCTACCGCTCACGCGATGGGTGTTGATGACGTGCGGAACTACCTCAACGGCACCCTGCTGCGAATCGAAAACGGCACCTTGACGGCGGTCGGATCGGACGGCCACCGACTATCTACCTACGCGATCGATCTTGGCGATCTGACAGGATCCGCCGCCGCGAGCGCGATCATCCCGCGCCGGTCGGCGCTTGAGATAGCGAAGATGCTGCGCGATGGCGCGGGGCCGAATGTGACGCTGCGCATAGGCGCGCGGTCGGTATCGGTGGATACCGGATCCGACGCATTCGCCACTCGCACCATCGAAGCGTCGTACCCGCGTTTTGAGCGCCTGATACCGGAATCGTTTATCGCCGAGTGCAACGTCGGAACATCGTCGCTGGCGTCAGGACTGCAACGTGTCGGCGCGGTCGCATCGGGCAATCGTGGCGCGCGCGTCGAGGCGGGCGAATCATTGATCAGGCTGTCGTGCGCATCGGCAGAAGATGAGCAAGGCTCTGACGAGATCGAGGCGCGCATCGACGGCGAGGCAGTCACGCAAGGCTACAACATCGAGTACCTGCTGGCCGCGCTGGGCCAGGTCACCAGCCAGCATGATGTCAGATTGCAGTTCGCCGACACCGGCGGTTGCATGATCACAGACCCATCAGACGACGCGCTCATGGGTCTGATTATGCCGATGAGGCTGTGACATGGCATCAAGATTCATAAAGCCACGCGACGAAATGATCGAATCCTGCCGCAAGGCCGGCCGCAAGAGGGCATCGCAACAGAAAATCGACAAGGCGTTCGGATGGCGCCAACACACCCGAGTTAAGACCCGTCTGTCAGTGCGACGGGCCAGTGAGGATCACGATGCAAACTGACGCGCAGGTTATCGACGAACTGATCGCGAAGTTTCGGAACGTGCTGAATCGCTGCGAGCAATCTGTCGATCAGCCGATCCAGTCACGCACGCTCCAGGAATGCCGCGACGCATGCCGACGCGCCGCGCTGGTTGCCGAACGCTTATCACGTAGCCAGGATGACGGAAAATGAACACGGGCAAATATATCACCTTCCGAGAGTATCAAACGGCCGCGGCCGAAACCGCGATATACCCGGAGCACATGCGGCGACTATATCCAGTCCTCGGATTATGCGGCGAGGCCGGCGAAGTCGCAGAGAAAGTCAAGAAACTGTACCGCGATAAGCGCGGATGTTGCGATGCCGAGTTTATCTACGGACTCGAAAAGGAAGTCGGCGACGTGCTGTGGTATCTCGCCGCCATTTGCCGCGATTTTGACATCAACCTCGAGCGGTGCGCCGCGCGCAACATCGAGAAGTTGCTGGACCGCAAGAACCGGAACACCTTGCAAGGCAGCGGCGACAACAGGTAGCAGCGCCATCCAGATGGAAAGCGAAGACAGCATACTGACCCCAGCCGAGATCGCCACGCGTCTGCGCGTGAATTCGCGCACCGTGCTCCGATGGATTGCGGCCGGGCAGTTGCGCGCGATGCGGGCCGGGCGTGTTGTGCGTGTGCGCGCTTCCGATCTACACTCGTTCGAGGAATCGATCAGAACCGCGACGTCATGCCCTACCGCCGCCCCAACTCACCGTACTGGTGGATCAGCTACACCGGCGCCGATGGCGTCCAGACTCGCCGATCTGCTGGCACTACCGTCTACGAAGAAGCCAAAGCGATCGAAAACAGACTGCGCGCCGAGTGCTACGACGCCCGCAAAACACACCGGCCAGGGCTCGGCGATATTGATTCCATTCTCGCCGAATACCTCACGCCGCGACTGACGCCGCGTACCCGCAGCACCGCGCGGCACCTGGCCGCCGCATTCTCCGGCCGGCACGCCGCGACCATCACCCGCTCCGACATCCGAGCGCACATCGACCGCCGACAAGCAGACGGCGCCGCCACGGCGACCGTGAACAAGGAACTGGCCATGCTGTCGGCCGCCATCAACGACTACAACGCACGCCACGGCTGCCATCTCGCCAACCCCGTCAGCGGCGCCAAACTCCGCGAGCCCGAGGGAAAACTGCGATGGCTCACACGTGACGAATACGGGCGGCTGATGGCCGAGGCCTCGCCGATGGTACGCGACTTCGTGCAGCTCGGCTGCCATACCGGCATGCGCAAAGGCGAGATGCTCAGTCTCGAATGGACCGATGTCGACCCCGTGCGGCGACTGATCCTGCTGCGGCCCGAGTCCACAAAATCCGGTCGGCGGCGATCCATCCCGCTCAACGACGAGGCGATGACCGCGATCCGATCACGCGGTGCAGCCTGCCCCGACAGCGCGCTGGTCTTTTGTGGCATTCAGGATCTGAAGAAAGGCTTCGCCGGAGCCGTCCGTCGCGCGGGACTGCACGACGTGACCCCGCACACGCTGCGCCATACGTTCGCATCCTGGCTGGTCATGGCCGGCGTACCGCTCTACGAAGTGCGCGATCTGCTTGGCCACAGCACCATCAAACTGACCGAGCGATATGCCCACCTGGCTCCCGAAAATCTGCGCGCGGCCGTCGACCGGCTCGGTCAATATCACACTGACTATCACACTGACGCAAAACGGACAAAAAAA